TCTCGGCTCTTAGCCCAGCTTACCCACTCATCTTTAGATAATCGGGCAATATACTTGCTTAAAAGAGCATAAAACACGGTCCAAGCGGCAAAGTATAGCATTAGGGAAACCGTTGTGATTTCCATTACAGACCAAGGCCTTCTTTAGCTCTGGAGATGGCTCCAGTTTCAGTGTAATACTTTCCAACCTTTTCATAATATGCCGTTTTATCAATCTTGATTAAATCAGCGTCTTGAGCTAATTTTAATAATAAAAATAAAGCGCCTAAATTCATTTTGTCACGTACTTATCCCAGAAATCTTTAGCCTCACCTTCAAAAGGATTAAGTCCAAATTCCTTGCCCGCTCCAGTTAACTCAAAAAAGCCTTCTGCAAAATCTTTTGTAAAAGTTGCATACTCAACTTTTTTGGGTTCCTTGAAACCGTTTCCATTTTTTTCCAATGCGCTAAATATAAGTCTTAAAAGGGTGGGAGCTGAAGCTAACAAAGCAGCGCCCGCTAAAAGTGGCGGTGTTGTGGGATTTCTAAAAAGGTTTTCAAAATAACCGCTCCGCCTTTCACGTCCTAAGTATTCATCTAAAGCGACTTTCTCAGGGTTAGTAAGCTTCTCTATAGTTATGTCATCGGGTACTGCAGCAAAAACCATTAGCGCCCCTTCTTCTTCCCTGCAGGCGTTTTCCTGAACGCTACCCCTAGCTTCTTTAGATTAGGTGAACCCGATCTTAATCGAAAGCGTGGCTTCTTAGCATTAGCCTTAACGTACTTATTCCAGGCGCTTAGTTTACGTTTAGGTTTTGCTCTGGGTGCGCGTCTAAAACCTTTCTTTCTAAGACTGGTTCCATAAGACCCACTAATTTCATCATATATCAGATCGTATGCTTCCCCAATATCCATATCTCCCCGTTTATATTCATATAATATCTCGAATACTTCTCCCCTTGCCTTTATCCTGGGCATTATTGCACCTCTTTACCTTCTAGAACTACGTTCATTTTTCCACTGGGGCCTAATGCCTGCACATTCATTACCGTATTGGGAGGGATCGTATAATACAAATTAGGGAATTGGGGCCCGATCCCGTTAACACTTATGACAAACTTGCTAACATGGAGTGCATTCTCATTCCCTTGGATAGTCCATGACAAAACATCACCTGCAGAACATCCGCTATAATCGAAAGAGACGTTGGTGACGACACTATAGAACCTATTGGGAGAGATAAAGTCCAGTAAGGTCGTGCCGCCTGCAACTAGATCCTTTTGTCCAGACCACGCAAAGACATGGTCTCCAAAGAAGTTAAGGGTCGGCCCCGTCGAAAGTGTCACTAGTCAACCTTGCCGTATAGTTTCCCCGCAATTCCTACAGTAGCAAACTGCTCAACGCTGGCTTGTGATGCTCTACATGTAACTACAACACTGGTAAAAGCTGGAATAAGGATGTACTGGTTTTCACTATGTGGCGCGCTTGTCTCCAGTTCAGTATCAGTTTTTAGACTTAATACTGTTTGCCCATTAAAAGTCACAGTACAAGTGCCTTCAGTACCTACCCCTGTCTGACTTGGTTTTATGTAGCCATTAAATTGAATCCACCCTACTAAATATTGTGGGCCTGTTATGAATTGGAGCACTACAGTATCGTCCGCACTTGCGGGCAGATTATTGAAAGCGTATGCATGCCCCCCAATTATGTTAAGATTTAAACCTGTGGAAGCTGTGTCTTGCGGTCCATAACCTTTGCCTTCAGGCATTGTTAATCTACTCGAAAGTTATTGTACAGCTTGAATCGATTGTGGCTGCAGTTGTTACTGCAACTTGGATATCCAAAGTGTTTCCAGAAGTTACACCCAGTGCGGTCTTTTCCTGAACTACACAGTTTGCTACTCCAGTACCACCACTTGCGGCTTGTGCGATCGCTGGACCCATAAAGGTTGCATCACCTTCTTGAAGTGCTGTACCCGTTAATTTGAAGCCAGAACAAAAGTCCGCTCCAGTTCCTACGCTACTTACTCCCATTGAGATAGAACTTATTTGCGATACGCCAGAAGGCACAACCAGAGAAAGTCCCGATGATGCAAACTGATTATTCATGCTTTGAAAGCTAGTCGTTGCGCTTAACGCTGCTTCTGTTCGTGTTACTACTATTGCCATACTTATGCTCCTATTTTATCAGGCCCGCACCTTAATTGGACCTAGAGAGGCCAATACGGGAGATCCACGTGATAATGTCTTAACTGCAACCTTCGCGACCATACTTCCTATGAGCGTTTTTATGATTGCCTGTTTATTTGTGGTTGCTGCTTTTTGCATCTTGGTTAATCCTGCATTAAAATTTCCTGCTAAAAATGATTGTGCCGCTGCACCTGCATCTACCTGTGTAATTAATGCCAGAGCAGTCCCAGTTTCAATTACATTTATTCCAAATTGCCTTGGAGCTCTACGCCTTGAGGCTCTACGTCTTCGTGCGACCATGACCGCTCACCTATGAACTATTACTTAAGTCTTAGGGATATCCTTAAAGGATAATATATAATCGCATTTATGACAATCACTAAATTGATTTCCGTTACTGGCGCCACATTCTGGACAGGTCCAAGTCTGCACCTGTTCCTTAATCTTACGCAACGCCGCATTAACAACATACGATACTTTCCTATTCTTATCTTTAGCGTGTTGTTCTAACCAAGTATAGATATCCAAGTCTATTGTAAAGGTCTTCCCTATCTTAGCCATTATTTCACCACCCTCTCAACCCATACCTGACAACATTCAGGACAATACATGAAAGGATCTCCTACGACATCCCTCACATAAGCTAGCTTTTTATTACATTTTTCGCAAATCATTTTATCTCTCCAGTTCTACATAGAGAATACCCCTTATAATATTATAATTAGCTAGAAGAAGAAGAAGAAGAAGAAGAAGAAAAAGATTCCTAGAACCCTACGTACCTAGTAAAACGTCTAATTATGTTATTATTTTGGGCTAATTTAACCCTAACTTAGAGCTCTTTTGGGGCTGTTTTACCCCTACTTCGGGGCTGTTTTGGGTCTTTAGGAGACCTTCTAAGCCACTTCTTTTGGTTAACATCTCTGCAACAAACCCCATAATCGGGTTGTCTTTGGTTATGGCTTTAATTGTACTTTGGCCTGTGGCATCGTCGATTTTTTTACTAGCCGCACCTAAGGATCCGAAAAAAGAAGATTGAAAAGTTTCAAGCATCTCATGGGTTCGGGCTTCTATCTCATCTATAACACTTTCAAGAATCTCGATAAGCTCTTTGTCGCTTTCTCGGCTCTTAGCCCAGCTTACCCACTCATCTTTAGATAATCGGGCAATATACTTGCTTAAAAGAGCATAAAACACGGTCCAAGCGGCAAAGTATAGCATTAGGGAAACCGTTGTGATTTCCATTACAGACCAAGGCCTTCTT